ACTAACAAGTACTGCTTCTGGAAATTGGTCTATATTTAAACAAGGTACAAATACAATAACTTTATCAGGAGCAACAGTTCGAGTTTCTGGTACCGGTAGTGTAATAAGATTGGAAACTGGTAGAATGAATTTAGTTGGAAGTACTTCTTTCATTCAAAGTAGAACTAGTAATAGTCCAAGAAATTTTCAAATGGCTCTTAATGGCGGTACTACTTTTAACTTAACCATAAGTGGAGGAGCTTCATTAACTACAGCTGGTTGCATGTTTGGAGAAAATAATGGCGGATCAGCTACTGTTAATTTACTTAGTGGTGGAACTTGGAATAGCGGAGGAGGTAGCGGTCAAACATGGATGGCTGGATTATCTAGTATTCTTAATATTGATGGTGGAACTTACTCAGCATTAACTTTTTATATTGGAGGTGGTTCTGCTGGAACAACTAGTATTATTAATCTAAATTCAGGCACAGCTAATTTAACTGGTGGTACATTTGTTTGGCAAGGTGGTGGAAGGTGTGTTTTTAATTTAAATGGAGGCACTGTTACATTTGGAAACATTTCTAACGGAAGTACCACTGACAATACATTTAATTTTAATGGAGGAACGTTTGCATGTGCAGTTGGTAGCTATAACTACAATATTGGGGTAGTTAAATATATAGTAAAATCTGGTGGAGCCATTTTTAATCCTCCAGCTGGAGGAGCAATAACATTAACAACATCAGTGTTGAGTGCTGATAGTGTTAGTACTGGTGGAGGTCTTGTAAAGAACGGTACGGGAACTCTTTCTTTAGGTGGAGTATTGAATACATTCACAGGTCAAGTATCAGCAAATGAAGGTACTATAAGCGTAACAACTGTTAACAACAATAGTACTAATGGACCGTTTGGAAATAGTACTCTACCTATTGTGCTTGGAAGTAGCGGAAAGAGTGGTAGTTTGAGCTATGCAGGATCTACAGCAACGAGCAATAAACCATTTACACTTGCATCTAATGGAACAGGAATAATTGATGTTACTACAACAGGAACAACATATGCATCAACTGGTATAATTGATGGTTCTGGTACGTTTGTTAAAAACGGAGCAGGAACGTTAACATTATCTGCAAACAACACATTTAGTGGTAATTCTATTCTTAATGCTGGAGCTTTAATAGTTGCATCCAATTCAGCACTCGGTACAGGAAACAATATAAATCTTAACGGTGCTCAAATATCTTCCGATACATCAGCACCAAGAACTCTTTCAAACGATACAGTGTCGTTATCTTCTGACACAACCTTCCCTACAGTTGCAAGTGAAAAATCCTTAACGTTTACTGGAGCAACAACAATGTTTGGTGCAACACGTACTTTTACAGTTCAAACAGGTTCCACAGTAACTTCTGAATATATTAACTTTGCAGGACCAATTGGAGACAATGGAAATGGATATGGTTTAATAAAAGCGGGAAATGGAACTTTAGTTTTATCTGGAAATATTACATATAGTGGAAACACAACAATTAATGCTGGAAATCTAAGAATGTTGTATTCTCCCGTAGGAGAAATTAGATTCGGAAGCAGTGGAAATCTCCAATACCAAACAGGAATTACGACAGACCATTCTTCAAAAATTAGAAATAACACCAATGCTGTTAGAGTAGACACAAATGGACAAACAGTAGTATTTGAATCTCTTTCTTCATCAAATACTGGAGGTCTAGTAAAAACAGGAACTGGTACACTTATATTAACTGGTTCAAATAATACCTACATGTCCAATAATGGTACTACAGTATGTAATGGCGGCACATTAACTTATGCTGGTACACATACAACTCCTGCTGTAATTGCCATTGGCAACACTGGAACTATAACTATAAGTGGATCAGTTACACAAACTGCAAACCCTGGTGGTGGCCCAAGAACATTTACCATGGTTGAAACTAACGATGCAGTTGGAACTTTAAACATTGTAAGCGGAGCAACGGTAAATCTATCTGGTGGTCTAATGATGGGTGGAAATACTATTAGTCCTACAGCAATAATCAATATGTTTGGGGGAACTGTTAACACTAACGGTGGAGTGTGGCCTTGTGGTAATTCTGTTATAAACATGTATAACGGCACATTAGATACTAATGGAATGGCAATATATCATGGAGGTGGTGGTACTTCGCCAGTTACCAACATGACTGCCACGATAAACATTTCTGGTGGTTTAATAAATGCCACTCAACTTAACATAGGTATTGGACAATCGAGCGGAGCTAATACAATTACGAACTTAGTTGGTGGTACATTGTCTGTTAACGATGTCAACGACAATGGCAAACCAAACAACACACATATATTTTATTTTGATGGAGGCATACTTAATATTAGAGCTACTTCCAGTTTCCCTACTCTTAGTGCTGTTGTAAGATCGAGAGGAGCAATTTTAGATATTGGCGGCGGAATAGTCACAACATCAAGTATATTTTCAGATGGTGGAGGAGGGGGAGGATTTACAAAAATAGGAGCAGGTACATTTGGATTTAATGCAATCAATACATATACTGGAACTACAAATATATCCGCTGGTACATTAAGAGTTCTGAAAAAGATAAGTGGAACAGGATCTGATGCAAGTTTCAGTCAAGCTGACTTCACTTCAACAACGCTAACTGTTACATTTGTTTCTGGAACCCCGCCATCAGTTGGAAACACATATAAATTATTTTCTGGTGCAACTCAACAAACATACGGTTCTGTCACTCTAGTAAACTATAGCGGAACTGCTTCTTATAACTCAGCAAATTCTACTTTAACAATTAATACATAATATGACTATTCAACCAAACGAAGAAGGCTGGAGTTTTAGTGGGGAGCTGCAAGAAAATCAGTATTGTTTTGTTTATAAAGACACTACTAGAATCTTTTACGGCAAATCTACGATATCAACAACAGATACATTGTTTATAGGAACCGCTGAAGAATGTGAAGCGGAAATGATTAAGGTGGAAATCCCTATTATTTACAGACTCGTATACAAAGAATCAAAAATTATTTTTTTTGGACCTAAAAAGGATAACGAAACTTACGAAGAAAATGAATTTTTAGGCACAAAAGAAGAATGTGAAGAAGAGATTCTTAAACTAAATTTAGTGTAAATTTTTTGATATCAAAGTTCATAACCTTCTTGAATTATTGAGTAGTCTGTCAGTGAATCTATACGAAAAGAACGGAACGCTTCCTTTTCTAAATCCCAAACCGATAACACATTCTCATTTTCTTTTTTAATTTTTACTGTGTTCTTTTGTTCATTTACGGGAAGCAAATTTTTCATAAGAGTACAAGTCATTGTTCTCTCAGTTCCATTAATTTTGTTAAATACTACTTTGACTACTTTTTGTTGAAGCAAATCTTTGAGCTGATCTTTAGTTTGAGCCATAAAAATATGGTCTTACTTTTAACAAAAAAATCAACAAGCAAATGTTTTGCATTTACAAATTAAAACCAATATGACGTATTCTTGGAGTAGGAGTTTCTTCAGGAGCTTGAGAATTGCTCGGCACTTCATTTTGAATAATAGGTTCATCTGGTGAAACAACAAAAGATTCCTCAGTTGTATTTGATGACGTCAAAACTTCTTTAACATTTGCTTCTTCTTTTTCTGTGATAGGTTTTAAAGTTGAACCATATTTTGCTACATTGAATGCTAAAACTAATGAAACCGCAAGGGGATCAAAAACACCTATTAAAATGCAAATAAACGCAATTACAATCTTATCTAACGGCTGATTCACAGTTTCTGCTATAAACTTAAAAGTTCCAATGTCTTTTACTTTGGCTGTTTCTGATGTAATTTTTATAACTTCAGAGTCTTTGTTAAATTTTTCTGCTTGCAGAGCTTGGTTTCGTTCCGTTAATTTTTGAATTTCTTGATTAGCCTTATCAATAGCTGCATATGCTTGTTCTCTTGGAAGCTTATAATTTCCAGCTTGTTCGACGCGCCGTTCTTGATCTTCTCTTACTTTATTAAGCATTTCGATTCTTTTTGTGTTCTGTTCGACTTCAGTGGTAAGCAAATCATTTTGAGATTTAATTACCGCAACTTGTTGATCAATTTGAGCAAACTTAGAAGAATTCACTTGATATGCTGCAGAAAGATAGCCAAAAATACCGAGAGAAGTTATAAACATTAAAACTACTACCGCTAAAATCAAGTACAATTTGAGCCACCATCCAGTTTTGCTCCAATATCTATAAAGGTATGAAGTAGCTATTAATTTCCCAAATTCCAAAGAACTCGCCATGAACATTACTTGAAAATAACTTCCTGCAAATAATGTTGCTATTCCTAACACGGAAAAATATGCAGCAGAACCTGCAATTAAAAGTGCACCGAGACCCAGTAATAGTATGAAAAACATAACTATACTACTTATTTATTTGAGCTTAAATTTTAGGGTAACCTAGTTGTTAACAGGAAACTCAAGTCGATTCAACCAACGTTTATTTGCATCTACTGGCCAAACTATATATCTATTTGGTTTTGTTGGAGATTTAAAGCTTACGTTAATATGACAAGTTTTTCCCAAAAATACGTCTGAGTGATCTATTGGGTTTAAATCACATCGATGTATAACTTTTGTCGTAGAATCTTCTACACCTATATACAAAAAGTCGTATCCACAATTTGATTCTTGAATATCGCCAGCATTCCAAGACAATGTCAAATTATAAGAAACTTCGTTTGCCTTTGCATAAAGATAAAACTCTTCTCTCCAGTCGCACTGAACCAAATCAAATGCAGTTGGGTCATCTAAATAACAAAGATCAAAAATTTTCTCATCGCTACCTATAAACTTATTATCTAAACAGAATCTAACGTTTTTATCAAATTTAAAAATAAGATCATCTATAACTAAACCATCTAAAAAGAAAATTGTTCCTTTAAGATATCGACATTGAGACATGCAGTGGAATTCTTTTTGGCTCAAATCAGAGTATTGTAAATCTTTTAAAATATTGTTGTTTATATTGAAAAACAAAATTTTATTTTCATTTAATTTTAATTTATTTGGATCTGGCCAATTATGATTGTTAATAATCCATTTTTCATCTCTAATAAATCCAACATCTATCCAGCTAAAAAATTTAGTATTAAATGGATTCTCTTCTATAACTTGCTTCAAGCTGTATAATTTATTAAACATTAAAACATTATACAAAGGTTTTGTCATTTCAGGAACATTGTGGTGTACCTTTTTTTTGAACTCATCAGAAAACATTAAATTTTCTAATTGTTTGTTGTATAATTTATAAGCTGGAAGTTCTTCGACTTGTCTGATTTTTAGAATAGTTTTTTTAAGAAGAGGATCAAATTTTCTTCTATATTCTATAATTCTTTCTGCAAATTTTTCTTCTGTTTCAATGTGAAGATTAATGTTTAACGAAAGAACGTTTTGAAACCAGTATAAATATGTATTATTTGGAATATTGAAGGACTTCCAGTTTTGTCTATCAATATCAAAGTAGAATGTGCAAAATGTTATATCCATGTCCATGTAAATTTAGCTCCTTTGTGAAATAATTCGCAGTTGTTGTTTGAGGGATGAAAGTAGTTATCATATTCATCTAGCATGCTGACTACGCTAAGTCCAGCGCTTGCAATTGTTGTAGGAACAAACCCCTCTGAGTATCCAAAAAATCCTTGCTCGTTTTCTTTCACTAAACATTCTAATGCTCGGTTTGAATAACGAACGATGGGAAAAAATGATCCCATATGATACTGAGTAGATCGGTAATTATCTCCAGCTCCTGGAGCAAAATCTAGCCAGTTGCCACTAGATCCCATTCGTGAATTAATTTGACTCACAAAAGGAAAATTAATGTAATTTTCTTTTTTGAATACTTGTATAGCAATAAAATCAGCTTCTACATCTTCATAATGCTTTAGAAAATTTTTTAAATCTCCTTTAAAAGTTACATCGTCATCAAAAAACCAATAATATTTAAAATTTGGATTTTTTAGGTAAAAAATCATCATTCTATGATGGGCATAAAAGTAATTTGGGTTTTGGTGAGAGCCCCATCTGTGATGTGGATGTATAGGTCTATTTAAATTTAATTTTTCAAAGTCTGTACTATCGTACGTGCAAACGTTGGTAGTTTCATAATTTTGTTGGATGAGAATTTCTTCTCTGCCTTGTTTATTATCAAACAATACATAAAAATCTTCTGAGCAATTATTTTTAAAATTTACGATATGTCTTCTTCCATTTTCTTCAAAAGTATTATGGTAGGTTGAAATTATTGTGGCTGTTTTATTACTGTTAGACATAGTTAATTGCCGTTTAAGTATACACTAGTTAATGCGTTATTCCACTCTGGAATACGATTAAATTGATGTACAATATCATAAGGAACATTCGATGCTTTTATTTGATTTTCTTCTAAATATGGTATATCAAATCCTTGTTCTAGAATTCTATTTTTAAATCCCCACATTTCAAATAAATTTGTAGGACCAGCAACGGCACAATGAACTGTCCAGTGCTCGTTGAGTTGAAATAACTTGACTTTAGGAATTTCGTTTAAAGATAGCATTACTATAAGAGCTGCTTGATCTATAATATTGTGTCCTTTTTGACTATTTTCGCAAAGCTCGTACATGCGTGTGTATAAAGAAATAAGAGCTTCTCTTTTTCCAGCAATAACCCCAGAACATACAACAGGAGTAAGCACACATCCATCTAAATATTCAGGAAAATTCTTTTTTATAGTATCGAAATTCCAAGGTTCTCCTCCAAGATTAATTCCTTCTGCTCCTAAAAATATGTCATAATTTGTAGTATCCAATCTGGTAAACGGATTGTTTTGAAAAATTACATCAAATGCATCTGTAATAATAAACAGATCATGATCACACGTTTTTATAAAATCATATGTATGTGATAATCTTTTATGATTAATAAATCCTAAGTCTTCCTGTAAAACATTAACAGCAATAGGAATAATTCCTAGTTGCTTACAATGTTCTATTTCATTTTCAGTAGAATTGGCACAAATTAAATAAACGTCAGAACCTGGGTTAAACTTTTGAAAGCTATGAGACCAACACTTCAATTTATCAAGATGTAAATGTATGTTATTAGCAAAACCTATAAGAGCTGTTTTCATAATTATTTAACAAAATAAAATCCTTCAATATACAATCTATCAAGTTGAGTTTCATCAAATACTTTAAATGCATCTCGAATAGTAGAAAGTATTGGTTTGCCGTCAACGTTGAATGATGTGTTAACTAAAACGCCTACACCTGTTTTTTCCTTAAAAAGGGTTAATAAATCATACATGAACTCGTTTTGTTCTCTAGTAATAGTTTGAATTCGTGCTGTTTCGTCTACATGCGTAACTGCAAGCAATTGCGATGTATACTTTGGCTTAACACGAACGCAAAAATTCATCCAGCGACTTTCTCCTTCCCATTCAAAGTATTCAGAAACATCTTCTAGTCTTACAATAGGAGCAAAAGGTCTATACCATTCTCTGTGTTTAACTTTTGCATTAAGTGTGTCTTTCATGTTTGGAGATAAAGGAGAACATATAATACTTCTATTGCCTAGGGCTCTTGGTCCATGCTCGGAGCGACCTTGCACTACACCCAAAATAAAATTTTGAGCGAGATCGTCAGCAATTCTACTAATTGGTTCTTTGATACCTCTTCTGTTGTTAACGTATTCCATTAAACACGGTTTATCTAAAATGCCTATGCCTTTATATGTAATATCAATAGGTGTAAGCGGTTTAAAATACTTGCATAACGTACCAACAGTCAAACCACAATCCGAAGAGTTTGGAGCAACGAATACTTCTCTATTGTATCTTTGTTTTACGTTTGTGTTTAATGTAATATTGAGAGCACATCCTCCCGTTAGGATTATTGGAAGCGTAGGATTATTTTTTATTATTTCGTCCGTGTGTTCGAAAAACAATTCTTCAAAAGCTTCTTGAGCTGTTCTTGTAAAATTATATGAGTTTTCCCCAGACATTTGTTCGTGAGATGATACAGTAATGCCAATCTGACTGGATAAAGTAGCTAGACGTTCATGTAAAAAAGAAGTATATGGAGGAGTATGAGAAAAAAATTGCTTTAACGGATCAATCCATTCTTTAATAACTTTTCCATATGATTGAAGACCAAGCACTTTTCCTGCAGCAGTTAAGGCATGATAGTTTTTAATTTCACTGCAAAACGAACCAAGTACATGGTAATGACAACCTAAATCTATACCGTACGACTTAAGTAATTCAAGCTCAACTCCTTTTGTTCCTTTATAAATATTAAAAAACCCATCATTTGATCCTCCGTCAAATGAAATAATTATGGCTTCGTTATAAGGAGATTGATAAAAGCTATTGCTAGCATGAGCTCCGTGATGCGCTTCTTCTACTATATATTCGTTTGCTGGAAATACATCTCTGTAATGTTGAGGAACAGTTGAGCCGTATCCATACCCTAGTAGTAATTTATCATAATGAGTAAATCCAAATTCATTTTTAATGTAATTGTATACTTCTTTTAAAATAAATTCTTTACAATGAATTGGCTCAAAAAATTCAAAACTTGCGTTTTTTAAATTGATAAGCCGCTCGAATTCTACTACTAACACTACTTCATCGTTATAATAAACAGATGCAGCTGCGTTGTGCCATGGATGTATTGCTATACTTGGTAATGTCATAATTTAATAAAATGGTAGTCAGCGTCTGCATGACTTGATAACGAAAATTTAGGAGTTATTAATTTGAATCCCATATTTTCAATAAGAGAAACCGAATGCTCTGAAAGTTCAGCTCCAATGTTATATTCAATATGCTGTAATTCAACAATTAAATGCTTAACATATTTAAGCACATTAGATGCCCCTTTCAAGATATCAATTTCACAACCTTGTACGTCAATTTTTAATAAATCGGGCATGGGAAAATTGTGAAGTCGTTGGGCTGTATCTAGAGTAATTGTTTTTCTTTGAAATTGGTTTGCTGGAGTTCCAAAAAGAGCTTGAGCTAATCCGCTGTGAGCTGGATTTTCCATATAATACGAATTACCTCCAGGATAGTGCAAATTTTTATAAAAAGTTACTTCCTTATTATCAACATCGCTAAATACTCCAATGCAATATCGGTTGTTGGTTTCTTTATATAATTCTTCAGTTTCTTCTGTAGCCTCAAATAATACCGATTGTACATCTGGCCAAATTTGTTTAGCTAATGTTGTCCATTCTAATACACAAGCGCCAACATCCCAAACAACCGTTGGAGTAAAATTAAACTCTTCTTTTAAGCGCACTAAATAGTCTTTGTGACTTTGTGGTATACCACAATTTTTTGATAAATCTTTTAGGTGTGCATATCCATCTAAATAAAATCTCTTTAGTTCAAATGCATGATTTAATCTCGGACAACCGTGATCCCATCCATTATCATGAATAAAACATGGTGCATTGTTTGTTGACTTTGAATGTACTTTATTATTCTCTAAATAATAATCGTTAACAGAAGTGGCAAACGTATTAATTGCTAAGAAATTAGGATAATCTAATTTAATTTTGATATCAGACGAATCATTCAAATTGTTATAAAAAAAAGTAAACGCACCTTGATCGCCAGCATAGCAAGCAAGATGAGTTGAATAAGGAATTTGTGGAAATACTTTTTCAATACAGTTTTTAAGCAATTTGCAAAACGTTTCTGGTTTGGTTAAAACTACTCCACCGTTAACGAAAAATCGATTTTCGAGATCAAAAGAATTATAGTCTTTGTAACCAGGCCAGTTATTTTTCGTATCACGATTTGGCCATTGATTTTTTTCAGAGCCAAAAATAACGTATTCGTTCAAGTCAAATTCGTTTTTAATACTTTGCAGAGAATCTTGACATGTAACATCTCCTGAGTCACAAAAAACGATTCGATCGAATTGTTTTTCTTTATGAAGAGCCGCTAACTCGCTTTCGAGTAAAAACATTCTATAAAGCAAAAATTCATATTGATACCCAAATTTTTGAGAAAATTCGTGTTCTAATTGAGAGTATTGTCTTCGGTCAAAGTGAATTTGGTGAAGACAATCCTTTGAATTATACTTTAAAAACGATTGAACCATCATGCTCTTGCTGATATCAAGATTATCCGAGTGATTCCATGTGACTACTATTAAATCTGTTTTCATATTTTTTTATTTAAAACCATCTGTTTACTATAGTTCCGTTAAATTCTATTTCTTTTATTAAATTGTTTGACATTTCTTCAAATTGTCTGTGGCCCATCCCATGGAACTCAATCCACATTTCTTTAATATTAATAGGCCATCCTTTTGCAAGCATGTCTTTTAACACTTCATATTCGGACCATTCAATATCCATTTTAATATAAATATTTTTTTTGTCACCTAACGACTTTAAAAATTTCCAAAAATCTATACACTCTATTAAAACTTCTTCTTTTGCTCCATATACTTGAGCATGCGACTCTGCACCAATTGTTCCTTCTAAAGCATTAGCTTCATCGTTATTGAGTAACTTAAAAGATTTAGTTGTTGCTTCAGTCCAAGCAGCACAAGTGTAAGGCGTGATGTTTAAATGTTGTAAATTTTTTTCTTGCAAAAGATGAAGAGTATTAATCTGAGGATTGGGTTCAAATGTAAAAATTTTCCAACTTAAATCTAAGTTTAATTTACTTACAAATGAACAAAGACCTTGACATTTATTTCCACCTAGGTCAATAAAGACATTTTCTTCGTTAAAGTTAGTGCAATTCATATGAGTTAAAATTCGTTTGGGTGTTCTTTGTAATACTGAATCATTTCTTGTATAATCTCATAAATTCGCTGTTCAGCCGCATCCCTAGTAAGATACGTTTTAGCAAATATTCTTTGATTTGACTTAATGTATTCCTGCAATTCCACGTCGCTTTCAATTTTGTGATAATTTTCTATTAAATCTGATAAATCTCTTTTGACTGGAACAAAATGCTTCCAAGGTACAAGATGTCCGAAATACCATTCTTGATAAGGCCTATCAACCATAAAGACGATTCTTGGACTACTCATTAAAACTTTAAACCTGCCAGACCAACCACATCCTTCCATATCAATCAAATATTTCCAACGATTAATTTGGTCTTGGTAAGACATATAAGTATTATAGAGCTTCCATGTATCCCAGTCTAAAAGATCTAGCTGAGTCCATCTAGACTCAAAAAATTCTGGATGAGCTTGTGCCATATTATAAAAAGCTGGCCTCGGAGCTCCTTCTACATGTGCACCTTGAGGACCTCCACACCAGCCCACTTTATTTGTTTCAGGAACAGTATCTATGAAAGAATTTACAGTTTCGGTATAATCTTTCATTCCAGCTTCAGTCATTCCCACGTAAATAAAATCAGGAAAGGCCTTGTGATACATTTCATTGTAAACACAAAAACTATAAGCAGTTTTTGGAACGGCTTCTGACAGTGCTCTATCAGGAGCAGAGCCTCCTTCTGGTTTTTCCCAAGGAGCATCAGCAACTCTTATTAAGAGTTTAAAATTTTCTGTTATATTATGTTTTTTTACTACACTTTCCACCATTGCAGCAATGCCTGGAGGTCTGCTAGAACAAACGTCAATTCCATCTAATGCGGGAGCATAAAATAATTTTTGATTAATATACGTTACTAAAAACTCAGGACTTGGCATAATTATGTCTAATTATGCTTGTAATTTACAATATACAACATTTTATTGCTAACTAATATGAAAATTAATATAATTGGTTGCGGATTGAGCGGAATTACCTCAGCTATACTACTAAAGGAATTTGGAAATGAAGTAGAAATATTTGAGACAAGAGAGCACATAGGAGGAAATTGTTTTGATGAAAAACGAGAAGGAATAACTGTGCATAAATATGGAGCTCATATATTTCATACAAAAGATAAAGAAGTTTGGGATTTCGTAAATAGATATACTGAGTTTAATAACTATGTGCATAAGGTAAGAGCGAACACAATTTATGGATTGATAAGCATTCCGTATAACAAACTGACAACCGAACAAATTGGAAGAGAATTAACCGTCGAAGAAATACAGTCTTCTGTTTTTAAAGAATATTCTGAAAGACATTGGGGAATTCCGTGGAACGATTTGCCAAAATCGATATCACAGAGAGTACCAGCAAAAAGAATCAACTACGATGAGAGATATTTTGATGATGAATATCAAGGTATTCCTGTTAATGGGTATACAGAAATGATGAAAAACATGTTGAATGGAATTAAAGTTCACACTGGAGTAACAAAAAACGAGTACAAAAAATTAAAGGGAGACAAAACAATTTATACTGGAAAGCCCGATGAGTTCTTTGATTTTTGCTATGGACCGCTTCCGTACCGATCATTAAAATTTGAGCACTTTAAAGCTGAAAAAAATACTTTATTTTCTTTTGATAAAGGAAGCGTTGTAAACGAGTGCAACTCAAGTTTATTCAATAGAACTAGCGATAACAGTGTCTTTTTAAAGGAAGACACGTTACCGTATTCTATTTATACAAGAGACTATCCAGAAGAGCACTGCGAAACTAATGACCCTATATATCCAAAAAACTTTGGAGAAGGACAAGAAATTTACAGTAAATATAAGAAACTAATTGACGCCCAACGAGACGTGATATTTTTAGGTCGCTTAGCTACTTACAAATATTTAGATATGTGGATGGCAATTAAGCAAGCTATAGTAAAGTTTAGGTCTTAGTGTTTACAAATTTCTTTGAATCTTTTCGCACCAACCTTTTGATTTAGAGTGAGGCCAAACTACCCAATACTTTGGTTTAGTTTCAGTCTGAAACTCTCTCCAAATTTTACAGTATTTATCAGCATCGTTAAAATACCCTTTAATATCATTTTCGTCTGCGTCTTTTCTATATAAGGTAACATCATTTTCGTCATGAAACGCTACTGCCCAAAAATCATAATCCTTTTCAGGCACATCGTTATAAGAAACGTCTATGCAATGCTTAAATATTTTCAAGAAAGATGCTTCAAACTCTTCTTCTGTCGCATATTGTGGATTTGGTGGATCAAGACGATCTAGAGTTTGCTTTTGAACTGCTCTTTTTTTGAAACTTAGCCCAGCATACTTTTCGTAATCTCTTAGAGTTCTAACTGGACCAAATCCATATATACCAAAATCAACGTCTTGTTTCTCATTGTCCATTCCAAAAAGCTTACGATTTCTCAAGTGACAATGCTCGTTTCTTTTACCCCATTCTTTGTCGTCATCCCATTGCTTTGTTCTTCCTTTTCTAGTGTATTCGTGGTATGCAACAATTTTATGAGGATGAAACAAATCATATCCCCATGTAAAAGCTCTAACTGCTATGGAAATTTCTTCTCCATGAAAATAATACTCAGGATCATGAGGAACTTCCTTACAAAATATTCCATCAGCAAAGCAAAAGTGAGCTGAATAAAACCTTGCAGGAATAGGTTCGCTCAATTTTTCAAAATTAGGAATAGAGGCTGGAAGAAAAAATACAGCACCTTCAGGAATAAACCGATCGAAATCCATTTTCCAAGGCACTGTAACTCTTCCTGCTGGATCATTGTCTGGATCAAAACTTGAAATATAACTAGTCAGTAGAGGTTTTTTGTGACCCTTTTTTCTTAGTCCTTCAACCATCAAAATAAGTTCTTCATCCCAATTTTGTACAAAACGGTGATGACTATCTAGTTGAAGAGTATAGGTCTCCCCGTTATAATGTTGTTGAATTTGATTGCGCGCCCAACAAGCACCTTTTGCTTCTTGATAAGGAATTTCCAAAATTTTAAATCTTGAGTCGTTTTTATATTTGTCAATATTATCTTCTGGACCATATTGCCATGCTATACAAAATCTTAGATTGTCTGGATTTTTTGCTTTAGCTATGCAATCATCTAAGGTAGGAATTAATTGAGGGTCTCTATAAGAGGCTATTTGAATAAATATAGTTGACATTTCTTTATTGATTTTTTGTTTTGTTTTAGAAGATGAAGAGTGGTTTGCCATATTATTTTATGTTGTTGTTTCTTGTTTGTCAATTTTTAAAGTTTCTGCAAGTACAGCTAAATATGAAATTAGATCAATTGTCGTGTCGTGTTTATACCCTCCAGCGAATCTTGAGTATTTCTGATCAATAAATGAAGCTAGTGCGATTGCTTTACATATTTCTGGAGTTGGTTCTTCTCCTTTAAATTTTTGTAACACAGCCTTGGTCAAATGCCAGCAAGCGTCTTTGCCCCATGTATCTGCATACTGACTTCCTCTTTCATGCATTGTTTTTGCTGCTTCTTTAAGAGTTTGGGAAGCACTTGATATAAATTCGTTGTTCATCGCCCAATCCAATTAATTTGAGGAACATCAGTAACATCAAAATATACTGTTCTATTTGACTTTCCTTCTTCACAAACACAAAACCCCTTAAGTCTTCTTAAAGAGTTAGGAGAATAATGTGTGGTTCTTTCTAAAGAGAGCTCTTGTCCAACATAAAAGTCTTTTCCTTCGTACTCTTTGTTAATTGCTGTTCTGAGAAACTCCATTAAGTCTGTACTGCCTACTTGTTCAGGCTTTACAATAAAAATTTCTGGTTTGTTCATGAAGATTATTTTATCTCCAAAAAAATAAAAGTCAAAACCAAAGTTCGTCAGTTTCTGAAGAAATTTGTTTTAACAATTTGATACAAGTAGATGTTTTATATTTTAAAGAATTAATTCTTTTCTTTTTTGCTGGAGATTGATTGTTTGGATCTAATTTACTAGAATTAATTTTTACTAAAATTCTATTTAATATTTCAAACGCTTCAGCAATATCTCTGTCAATAAAATCTAAAGGAAACGGCATAGCCTTACGGCTTTTAGGTTCAAACATGTCCTTGTTGGAACCAAAGATTTTATTAAAGGTGTTAAACGAATTCACAATTACTATTTAATGTTTTTAAAAACTATTTTTTATTTTGAGTGTCATTAGATTCCATTTCGCTAATAGGCAGTTTTACGGAATCCAATGGCGTAGTCAAAGTAGTTGAAGTGAATTGCATGAATACACCATTTACTTGATTACAAAACTCGCATTTAAATGTATTCTTTTTATTGAGTTGAATCGGAATGTTGTTTGGTTGATTACAGTAAGCGCACGTTAGCTTAATTGTTATGTTAGATAACGCTCTAAGTTCTTCTAAATCAGTTTGCAGGGCAATGGCGTTGTCTTTTTGTATAAGATATGAATTCCAAATTATAAAACCTATAATTTGTAATGCAAATGCTACTCCAAACCAACCCCAAAATGCTCCGTGTATTAAGCTTCCTGCTAAAGCTATTACACCTGAAAAAAACAAGGTAATAACAACTGAAAGAGAAAGTATTGTTAATTCAAATCGATTCATTAGTAACGTTAACTTTGTTGTACAAATCGTCAGTCAGAGAATCTACGAACTTAAGAATATCTAAAGGCTTCAGCTCAAAAGTTTCAAAGTCCAATTTTCTTTCTTCACATTTTTCTGCAATGATGTCGACAGCATCTTTAAGAGCAGCCCATCTGCAAAGTTCGTAGGTAGTCATGTCTTCAATTTTAACAACTGTTTTTGGGAATGTTTGTTTTTGTTTTTTCATTCAATGCACCGTAATTCTTTTTTGGATTTAATACAACAAAAATATTTAAAACTTTCATCAAAAATTTCAACAGGAAGTTGCTCTACAAGAGTAAGCTCTTTGCTGTCAATAAGTTTTTTAAAATCTTCGTTTGTTAAGCAAAAAGAATCACCTCCAGGCAGGTACATGAATTCTGTATGATCTTTAAAAAGATTTGCTGTTAAAATAAAATCACCTGGACGAGTTTTATTAAAGGCATACAAACCTCTCTCTTTTGGTTTTTGATTTTTTTTATTTTGTAATTTACCCAGAATCATTGAGCAATATTTATTTGTGATATTTAATAAATAAACTTATGTCACAACTTATAGAATGGCAAAATTTTCAAAAAGCATATAATAGCGTCTTGATTAACGAGCAAACTTCAAGGACTGATGAAGTTCTTTCATGGTTAATTGGAAATAAAAAAATCGAGCAATATATCAACACTCAAACTGTATTGGCAAGACAGGCTAAAGTTGCTGAATCCATTAAGCAAGGAACTGAAATTGTTAATAAAGGGGACTGGATTGTATTAAAAGAACGTCAAACAATAAAAATGGTTGGGCCTGAGTTTGAGTTTTTATATGAACATGATGTTCCAATAAATGGTTCCGGAGCAGTAAAAATGTATCAGCTAAAGAGACGCAATTTTTGGGGAGCTATTTTCGAAGGAGCAGCCTTACAAATTAGTGACGCAAAAAACAAAAACATATTGTTAGAAGCTGGAGATTTAATTGGAGCTTATGAGCCAAAAATAACAAAAAATAATTTTTTGGTAATAAAAAAAGAAATGCATACTCGTTATTTTACGTTAGTGAAATGAAGTTAGTTTTAGTTAAAGTAGTTTTTTAAATTTTCGTTAATAATTACTATTGTGATTTATAGACCGTATACAAATAATGCTGGAGTCCCACCAAGCGGTGGAGCGTCAAATGTGCGTCCTCAGCCTTACCCACAAACTAGTTTGCTTGGAGCTTTTGTGTCTAAATTACCTTATGCCTATCAAATAATAGATAGCATGGTAAAAAATAATCCAAAGTTTTACGACTTCAAGCAAAAGTCATCTCTGAGAGATGAAATGCTTCAAGACCAATCAGTATTTCTTGCTCAAAACAATCTTACTCTTCAAGATAATTTTAATTCTTCAAGTCATCCTGGAGCCCTTTCCATTAATAAAGACTATCAAGCTTTTGTTTATGCAAATATAGATAAGGATAAAATAAGAAGATTAACTGATTATCGCAGAATGGCTGCTTATGCAGAATTAGCTGATTGTTTAGATGAGATTTGTGATGAATGTATTGTTGTAAATGAAAACGATCAGATCCTTCAATTTAGGGTTACAGGAAATTATAGTAAAACAATACAAGATACATTAAAAAAAGAATTTTATAATTTTGTTCAAATTTTTGATTTAGAAAATACTGGTTGGGAAAGATTTCGTCAATTGTTAATTGAAGGAGAAGTGTTTTTTGAAAATTTAATAAAAAAGGACAAAGAGCATTTAGGTATTATTGGAGCAATTTCTATACCATCTGATTTGGTCAATCCGGTATACCATAACGTTCAAAACGAATTGATAAAAGGATATCTGTTAAGGAAGCCTGTTGTTGGTCCTACACAATCGATGAATACGGAGGATCAAGAAGAGCTGCTTTTCTTGCAAAAAGCTCAAGTAACATATATTAATTCTGGATGGTGGAATGAATTTAAAACTTTGCGCTTGCCTTTTATAGAAAATTCAAAAAGAGCATATCGTCAATTAAGTTTAATTGAGGATTCGGTTGTTATTTATCGATTAGTGAGAGCACCAGAAAGATTTGTATTTAAAGTTGATGTGGGGAATATGCCCGCACCTAAAGCCGAAAGTTACATAAAAAGTCTGATGGTAAAATACTGGTCTAAAAAAACGTATAATGGAGCTGAAGGAAAAGTCGCGAACGTTTATGATCCTCAATCGATGCTCGATGCTTTTTGGTTGCCTAGAGACGCGCAAGGAAAAGGAGTGGATGTTGCTACTCTTCCTTCAGGAGGAGCGCTGGGTGAAATCAAGGATCTTGATTACTTTTTAACTAAACTATATAAGAGTCTAAAAGTGCCGGTTTCGAGATTTATGACTCCTGGAGATGTATTCAAGGACGGATCTGAAATCACAAGAGATGAGCTGCGTTTTGCAAGATTTATTATACGACTCCAAACTCAATTTGCATCTGGCATAAAACAAAGTTTTATTACTCACTTAAAGCTTAAAGGATTGTGGGAAGAATATAAGTTAAAAGATCAAGCAATAAAAATCAAATTTAACGAACCAACTTCGTTTATGGCAATGAGAAACCAACAACTCATGCAATTGAAGTTTGACAACTATAATACATCCACCCAAGGAGAAGGCATTTCAAAGTCTTATGCTCAAAAATATTATCTTAATATGTCAGCTGAGCAAATGAAAGAAAACAGAGAGTGGCAAAGAAAAGATGCAGCTCTTGCTTGGGAATTAGAACAAATAAAAGCTTCTGGTCCAAACTTTAGAGAACAGCTCGCAACACAACAAGGAGGATCTGAAGGAGAAGGAGGAGCTCCTCCTGATTTAGGTGGTGGAGGCGGCGGTGGAGGCGCTCCTGGAGCAGAAAGTATTCCTTCATTTGGAGGAGGAGAAGCTGAAACAGCTGGAGCCGAAAGCGGAGCGGAAGCTGCAGGAGGAACCATTCCTCCAACAGAAGCTTCTGGAACTGAGTCGGCCGCAATGACTACTGGAGGAGCTTCAGCTCCAACTCCTCCAACAGAACCTACAGCAACATAAGATAAGTAAATTTTATGTCAGTATTACCGCCAGGTTATAGAGGAGGAACCACCCTCAATCCATCAATAACTTCTTATGAAGATTTATCTTTAAGAATTCAACATCAACTTGGTGCACCTTTAATCAATCTTGAAATATCAGACGAACAAATTTACGATTGTATAACAGACGCCATTGAATATTTCACAAAATGGGCTGGATATACAGAAGAATATCTTATTTTTGATTCAAAAACGTACAAACAGGGAGTTGGTTTAGAAGTAGATAAATTAATAAACATATCTCCTGATATGTGTACTAGCAGCGTTAGCGGTTTGTCTGCTGGATACGATTATGATTTGGCTTCTTTTAGGAAAGTAATCGATTGCTTTGAATTTTCAAAAGGAGAAAGTACGGGAATTAATACGTTGTTTACATTGGAGCAATCTATGGCACAACAAATATATTCCTCTTATATGATTGGTAATTTTGGTTTTGACTTGATTACATGGGAAACTCTTAAAGGATTTATTGACACAAGAAATAAAGTTTTAGCACTTCAACCTCACTTTCGTTTTGATAATAAAACTCAAATTTTAAAAGTCATACCAGAGCCTAGATTAGATACAACATATCTCGGAGTAGTAGGTTGTTATATCGAACGTCCAATTAAAGATCTTATAAAAGAAAGATGGGTATGGAAGTATAGTCTTGCATTAGCGAAAATTGAAATTGCTAGAACAAGAGAAAAATTTTCTGGGACAAATTTGTTTGGCGGGGGATCAGTAAACAGCCAATCGCTTTTAGCAGAAGGCACACAAGACAAAGAAAAGCTAGAAAATGATTTAATGTCTTCGTATGCAGATGCTATGCCTATGACGTTTTTTATAGGATAAATTATGCCGTACAAAATTGTCAAAAAAGGCAGAGGATACAAAGTTTGTAAAAAACATAGTAAAAAGTGCTTTTCAGCAAAGCCATTAACTAAACAAAAAGCTCAATCTCAAATGAAAGCTCTTTATGCAGCTGAGAGTGTTTCTTTCAATAAAATTGTTAATGAGGTTCTAAATGAAGAAAAACTTAAAATACAGACAAGGAATTTTTCGTCCAATCCATCCTGAAAAATATAAAGGAACGTTTCCAATTTTTACGAGATCTTCTTGGGAGATGAAGGCCTGTAGATTTTTTGATCATAATCCAAACGTAATTTCTTGGGGGTCAGAATCGGTTATTATTCCTTATCAAAACCCTCTTACTGGAAGAGTTTCAAGATACTTTGTCGATTTTGTTGTAACCATTAGAGATAAAAACGGAGATATTAAAAAATATCTAATCGAAATTAAACCTTATTCCCAAACACTCCCTCCTTCTCAAAAAACAAAAAGTGCAAAAACTCTTGTTCGTCAACAAGCAGAATATGTAAAAAATCAAGCAAAATGGAAAGCTGCTCAGCTTTTTAGCGAAGCTAAAGGTTATACATTTACAATTCTAACTGAAAAACATTTGGGTATTAAATAAATATAAATCATGGCAACATTAACTCCAGTAATTTCTAGTACACCGGGAAAACCTCCAACATATAATTTTGGAATTGCGGAAACGTTTTCATGGATTCCTGTAGAAAATGATGTAGGAAGACCTCTTTTTGCTAAAGCTACTTTTTCTGTTAATAGAAGCGATAATCACGGACAAAACGGCTTTGATTTTTTAGCCCCTGGAGTTGCATACGTTCAAGATTATACAGCAATACAGACAATTCTTGCTACAACTTTCACTGCTATTTCAGCTGACAACAGTAATAATGGTACTGGAGGAGCTGGAGGAAGCATGACGACAACAACTTTTCCTGCTAACTTCAAGTTGAATGGCCCAATACGTTCAGTTACATTGGGTTCTGGAGCTGCAATTGGATACAAATAAAACAGTCAAGTAAAATAAAGGAATTGTCGTTCCTTTTAAGTGAATTAGTTTTTGATAATTAACTTGAACAATGGCTTTATTATCACCATATGCATTAAGCGCAAACAATGAGCAGTTTTTTTCTTTAGCGGAAACGTTTTCGAAAGTACCTGTCATTAACGGAGATAGAACACTTTTTGCTGATGTAATATGGGAAATAAATCCAAACAATACAAGAGGATATGAGTACATAGATAATTCTTCTCCGACAAGTTTGGGTACATTTTCTGGATTTACGACAGTAGGGCCAGGAACTACGGTAATACAAGACATTGAAAGTCCTAATAGTTTATATACTGGACTCATAGGACAGCCGCTTCCTCCTAATTTTGTTTTTACTGGTCCTATAACTAAACTTAAAATTTTATCTGGTTCTGTACTGCTTTATCGATTAACTCAGACTTTGCCGGGGTTTCCTACGCCAACTATACCTGCAGGAGGAACTGGTGGTGGAACTCCTGTTCCAACCGCAACGCCAAATCCAACTCCAACTCCTTCAAATACCGGACCGACTCCAACTCCTACAACAACTACCACTGGACCGACACCGACTCCTACAACAACTACCACTGGACCGACTTCTACTCCAACTTCTACTGGACCAACTTCTACTCCTTCACCAACTAACACAAAAACGCCTACACCAACCAACACCAGAACTCCTACTCCTACTCCTTCACCAACTAACACAAAAACACCTACACCTACACCAACCAACACCAGAACTCCTACTCCTACTCCTACTAATACAACTACTCCTACTCCGACCGTAACAGCACCAGAGCCAACCGCTGTTTCGTATTTGTCGTTTTTAGAGAAAGGATTTTTTGCTTATAAATTTAACTCAGAAGTAGGAACCACTAAAAGAGACAGCAATGTAATTACTATTAATTCAAACGTTTCCGCATCAAATCTACAAATAGATTTAGGATTAAAAAATTCTATAGTTAATACAAGTACTTGGAGTTTTTCTGGATTCGACCTACCTGATACATTTTCGAGCGCAATATCAGATGGTCAAAGTTTATCATTTCAAGTCAGTTCTACTGATGTTTTTAGTAGTTTAATAATAAACATATGCTACGCACCTAAAATATCCAAAACATCCGCTAATGGTCCTGTAAACATGACAGTAATTACTAGTTTTGATAACACTTGGGCTACATACACAGTTATAGGAACCATTCTTATTGATAAGCCTGGAATATATGATTATTCTGGCAGATTAACAAGTCTTTTAACAAGTTATGGTGGAATATATGTACCTCCTAAAAAAACGTTGAACATAAAATTAGTGTTCTACGGCTCCACTAATCCTGGCTCTGTAATATCTTTTCATCAATATTCCACAGAACCAATTGACTGTGGATTTGGAGGTTTAGTTGTTTTAACATTAACAGACGATAATGATGTAACAACGACAAACTCTATTTCCGGTGTTGTTGGAAAAAGTTCTTTAGATCCTGATTATGGTAAGCTTTATGCTGAAGAGTTTAAACAAACTCAACAATTAAGCGGTTTTAATTCTAGATCAAACAATTTAAGTAGTTTAGATCCAATATATCCTAAAACACACTTCGAGCCATTTACTCAAGCTCTTCGTTTAAGCGGTTTTAATTCTAGATCAAAC